TGATCTAAACCAGAAACTACAACAGTTCTTGCACCAGTACCAGCAGATGTATCATTTGTACTGCTGCTGGATACCTTCATTTGAATTGCAGCAGCGGGATAAGCATAAATGCCACCAGCATCCCAAATCGTTTCTTCTGAACCATTAATGTCTGGATTAAATCCAAACTTAAAAATAGCTTTATGATAAGGAATTTGACCACGAGCTACTTGAAGTTCAAATGGCTCTGTCTTACCCCATCTTGTAATACTACTTGCAATAGACATTTAATAATTCCTAGAATTTAATTATGACAAGGACAAGCACAACCACATTTACAGATTTTAGGTAGTTTAGATTTAATCTTAGCAATAATGTTTTTAAAACACTGGATCATAATTTTTTCCCTTTTATCGAATTGGCTTTCTTGCTTTACCAAATCCTTGAATTTGTGCTGGCTTCTTTCCAGTTACAGGACGTAAATCTTGATAAATTTCAATTGGAGTTGCTGGAGTATAGTCTGGGCTTTCCATATCCTTATCTTTAATTTTACGACTTTGTAATGGGCCTGTACGATCAGCTTCCATACCTTTATCAATTTTTCCGCCCTTACTAAACTTTTGTTGTTTAGCTTGTTCGGTTTGACTTGTTACTTGATCAGTTTGACTTTGGTTACTAGTATCTTTATCTTTATTACCAGAAGAAAGTAGCATAGCAATAGGAGATAAATATTTTAATTTTTCTGGTTTATCTAATACCATTGCTAAGGGTGATAAACTTTTTAATATTTTATTCATTACTTATATCCTCCTCCAGCTTTTTTATATTCACTGGCTAATAGTTGTGCTTTACGTGCTGACCATTGTCCAGCCTTTCCACCTCGTGTACCGGATTTAATACTTTCGAAAAGTTTTTTTCTTACTCCTGGCTTAGTATAATTTCCAGCTTCATTTACTTTTGATACTGCTCCACCAGTAGCTTTCTTGCGAGATTTTCCGGCAGATCGTAATGCAATAGCAATTGCTTGTTTTTGTGGCCTTCCACTTTTTACAAGTTCACTAATATTCTTACCAATAACTTTTTTAGTTGTACCTTTTTTTAATGGCATTAGTATCCTCGTAATGCTTTCCCTTGCCCACGTTTACAATTAGCCTTTCGTACTTTAACTGCACCACCTTTTTTCATTTTCTTTTTTCGAATGCTGCCACCAGCTTTATTTATGGAACTCATTTCTTTTAGAAAATCTTCCATACTTTTTTGTTTTTCATCCATTTCAAATAAACCTAAAAACTTTTCAGGAGATTTCTTTACCATCTCAATATCTTTACGTTCTAAAGCTTCTTGAGAAGGTGGCATTGCACGGCTAACAGATTTAAGTTTATCTACAGCGGCAGTTGGAACTTCCCTTTCTACAAGCTTTGATGGTTTAGGCGCTTGTACTCTAGGTTTAGGTGCTTGTACTTTTTTGCGTTCTTCAGCTTCTTGAGAAGTCATGCGCTTTGGAGCTTTACGATATTTTGAACCCGGAAGTTGATCACCACTTGTACCAAAAACTTTTCGAGTACGTTCAATAAATCCTGGGGGAATATTAATATCAGCGGTACTAAGATTATCATCTTTTGAATAACCTTTAAGCTGATCTAAAATTTTCTTAATTTTAGAATCATTACGTAATGCTTCAATTTGCTTACTTCCTCTAGCACCCCGTCCTAAATTACGCATACGCTCTTTTAAAAGATCAATCTGATCTTGAGTTAATACAGCCATAATTACATTCCTTTCTTTTTATATGGGCCTTTACCATGACCACGCATAGCTTTGCCACAACCAATTGAGCCACCAGATTTGGCAGCACGGGTTTTAGTTGTAGTTTTTTTATCAGATCGTTTTACGCCTTCTTTATCACGAGAAGGTTTTCCTAAAATTTCTTCAATTTCTTTTTGTGAAAGACCTTGCATCCAATCTGCAGCAGCCATTTGTTGTTTTTTATCCACGATTTTTCCTCCACTTTGTTTTGCTACGCCTTTTAATTTTTGTTGAACATCTTGACCGATAGGATATCTTTTAGTTAAATCTTTAATACGAGTATTTAATAATCCAATTTGTTCTTGAACAGAATCTTTTTGAGACTTTAAACTTTTAATTGTTTTAATACGATCTGCCCCAATAAGATTTTTATTTGCATCTTCACTTTCAGATTTTAAAGCTTTAAGTTTTTTTTGTAACTTTTCAATTTCTTTTTCTGTAGATTTTAAAGCTTGAGAGGCTCTAAATGTTTTTCCACCTTCAACTTGTAATTCAGATAAAAATCCTGGATCATTTGCATTTAAAGATTTTCTACCTAAAGTTCCTATATCCGCAGGTTGTGTTACATCAGCAGCGCGTTCACCTACACTTTTAGATAATGCTTTATCAATATTTTTTCGTGGAGTTGGTAAATCAGCATCCTGTTTACTACCACGTTTAAAAAATTTTTGAATAGCTTTCCTTGCTGCCACTTTATTTAACTTTCTTTTTGTAATGTATTGATCCACCGCAACTACGCATCAATGCTTTACCATAACCACGCGATGCTTTACCTGCTCCACGAATTGAACCACCTTTATATTTTTTTGCGGTATTTCCACCAGCTTCATAAATTTTAATTAAATCTTCAGCGGAAACATCTTCCATTTGTTCATCTGTTAATTTAATTTTGCCACGCATGGCATCTCTAATTTGATCTGGAGTAGCCCCTGGATCACGAGGTTTAGAAAAATTACGTGGAATTTCTACACCGCCTTGTTCAGCTTCACGACCTATACGGCGAATAAATTCTTTTTGAGGATCACGTTTTTCAGATTCTTTTTTTGCAGCTTTTAAAGCTTTACGTGTTGGTTTGACACCTGAACTGGAAGGGCCATATCCTTCTTGCTGTCCAATAACTGTAGTAGTTGCTTCTTCTGGACGTTCCCTCATTCCTTTTTCTAGTTCAGCGCGAGACTCAGCTTTTGACTTTTCTTTAATAACCTTACGAGCTTTAGTTTTACCTAGAGGAGTTACAATTGGTTTTGGCTTTCCTGAAATTATTTCAGCTTTTTCTTCAGCATCTAATTGACGAGCTTTTTTCATAAAAGCTTTTGCTCGTTGTGGACCAAAGTATTTAAAAGTTTCCCGCTCACCAAATTCTTTAAAAAACTTAGCACCATCTTCACTATTAGCTCTACCTGATGATACAACTTCTTTAGCCCTTCTTTCTATTTTAGAAAGAGGACCAGATTTATCAACAAGCTTTCCAACTACATTCATAATTTTTTTTCGACCAGCCATAATTTAAAAACTCCCTTAGTTACTATATGGAATAACTGTATTATCTGCACCAGCAGGAGAAGCAGGAGCTTCCATATCATCCCTACGTGTCCTACGTGCTTGATTACGTAATGCCTCAATAGCTTCTTTATATCGTGAATCAAATAAAGGAACTGCTGAATAATTTTTCATAAACACCATAGCCTCAATCATTGAAGCATTAAATAAAGCATCATAACAATTTGATGTAAAGTAATTTGTATTTGAAACTGATGAAAGAGTAGTAGGACGAGCTACAGTCATAAACCTACCGTTATATGTAGATGCTGGAGTAGGTGCAACTCTAATAGATGTATTCGTAATACGAGAATAATACTTTGGTGTTCCAGTTGATGCACTCACAGGCCAAAAAGATGAAAGATACTCATCGGTTCGTAAAAGTAAATTAATTCTTGAACCAGCACTTTCAAAACTTACATTTTTAATAATACGTGTCCCAGTTGGAAGTGTAATATTTGCAGTGTTTGCTGAAATTGCAACTGATGTTTCTATAACTAAACCATAGTCATCTAAATCACGGGTTAGTCTTTCTTCGGCTCTATTTACCATATTTGGCACATAATCACTAAATTCCTGTGAATCGTTTTCACAGGCTTGTAAAATATCATTTACAAGATAAGTGTAATCAGCCATTAAAATTAACCGTAAAAAACTGTAATACTAGAAGCAGAAGCTGGTGCGGAAACAGATACAAGCCCATCAGTACGAATACCAAAATCTGACCAATCAAGATAAGCTGTACCGCTTACATCAAACTTAATAATGCTGCCAGCAATAGAACCTAATGGTGTTGTTGATGTACCATCTAAAACATATGTACCGGAACCAACGGCATGAATAGCACGAATACGAGTATCAACAACTGTTACACTTGTTGTAATATCAACAAGAACACCACTCCCAACTAAATAAGAAGAACGAATATTGGTGGACACTATTGAATCTCCTTTAATATAAAAAAATAAAGTAAAAGTATATTAATGTTAATTATAATCGTGATATTCAATATAAACAAACCAAAAGAAAAGAGGGTTCCTATTACTAGAAACCCCCTTAACTTTATAGCTTAAACGTAAGCTACTGGCCTATTAGGAAGAACCAGAAGCACCACGCCATTGACGCCAATCACTCCAGCCGAAAGCATAACGCTCACGAGCCTTGAAGCGCATATTGCCGGTGTCAAAATCAGGCTCCATCTTGGTTTGAAGAGGAACACGAGTGAACATCTTCGTACCATTTGGAACGTCGGTCTTGAGGAACCAAGCATTGGTATCAGTAAAGCGACGGTTTACATAAAAACCATCAGAAACAACTGACATATGACGAACAGCGTTGATGTTGTTTTGTGCATATGCAGATGAACCACCGGCAACAGTTGTACCGGGGCTGTTTAGAATCTGATCAGCGGTGAATACAAGATCAGAAGGAACATGGAGTGAGCGGGTTGAAGCGCCAATTAGAATACCACGATCATCCTTAATCTTGGTTACTGCAATGGTTGCAGTTTCAAGAGCAGATTCTGAAAGGTCGGTGGCACCAATGCTGTTGGATTGGTTGCCAGCACCTACAGTTGGGTGAGATGCACTGATAAGAGGAACACCGTCACCACCGTTGTAGCTAGTTGAGAATGCATTGTTGAAAACGTCTGCAGCCTTAACTTGCTTGGTGTTTGCCATTGCACGGGCAAGTGCCTTGGCACGAACCTTTGCAAAGGTGTCATAAAGGTTATCTTCCATAGCTTCTTCAGTAATGGCGAAGGCAAGAGCAATGGTTTCCATTGTGTAACGGGCAGTGTACCCTTCTTGTGCTTCATCATACTGAACGGCTGCACCTTCTGACTTAGTTGGGGCAGAGCCGAAGCCGGTGAATAGAACTTCTTCTTCAAACGCACGATCTGAATTTTCCATTTCGAAGAGTACGGCATGTTCGTCGTTGACTTCACCGTATTCTGTACCGAAAATTTCGTTAAGACCGGGGAGAAGTTCCTTTGCGATACTTGAGCGATTAATAGCCATTTTTCATTCTCCCTAATTATTAACCAGCGGAAACGCCGACAGTTGTGTAAGCGTTTACGTGACGTTTAAAGATAACTTCAACTCGTGGGTTTGCATCGCCAAGAGCGTTACCGGGTTCCTTGTAGGCACCTAGAACAGTCATTTGACCATCATCATCACGAGTAGCAGCTTCTAGACCATGACCTGACTTACCTGTGTAAGTTGAGCCAGCGCCTAGAGTTACGTTGAAAGTTGTTGAATAAACATCACCAGCGGTAACTGACGCATCAGCTTGAACAATGAAAGTTGCATCTGGATCATCATAAACAAAAGCAACAATGTTTGATGCGGAAGTTGAAGCTGGCCAATAACGACCATAAACTTGTTCGCCATCCTTTGTGTAGTTGACGCCAGCAAATACACCGAAGATTTCATCGGTGGTTGTGGCTACAACTTCAATGTTTCCGGCATTCATAAGAACAAGATCACCAGTGAAAATATTCGTATTGTAAGCAGAGGCAATTGTGTACTCTGACATACCAGTTGAATTTGGTGCGGAACCTTTCTTACGTGAAGGACGGAAACCATCAAGAGCTTTACTTAGAGCCATTTGATTTTCTCCTATGTTATAAAATTACCACGAAAACGGCTGGTCAAAAATTTTTGTTTACTTAACCTTTTTGAAAATTAGGTAAACGTCCTTGAACAACCGAAGATTTACTTGCATTTGAAATTGGCATACGAGAATCTTGATGTTGTTGTAGTTGTGAATTAACTGCATCCATCATTTCTCGACTGCGATTTTCATAGAATGCTTTACGGGCGTTTGCTTTAGCAGTTGGAATTTTTGCTAGAGCTAAGTCTCCACGACAGACTGTGCCACTATAACGACCCTCATCCTTCACGAAGGAATTGTGAGCAATTTCTGGAACTTCTTCTGGAGTTACGAATACCCAACCATCTTGAACTCGCTTACCGACATTTTGAATGTCATCCTTTCCTCGAATGGAAACGCGAATCCACCTTAGTGACATACCTTGATCTGCAAAACGATCTCGAACATCGTCTGGAATTGCAAGGTAATCTGGTTCTTCAAAAGTATAATCTTCGTATTCTCGTTGTTCAGTTTCTCTTGTTGACTCACTACGTGATTCTAGTATATTACGTGTCATTTTAAATTATCCTCCACGCTTTTTTGTTAATACTGTGGTATACTCTCCATCAGCTTGATCTGCGATAAGCTTTTGTTCTGCATACCGCTCAAGTGGAATACCCCACCGATTTGCCATTTCAATATCTCGCTTTGTAAGTTTGATACGATTTGATCGGTTTGTGCTGGGGTTAGTAACAGTGCGTGACGCTCCACTAACCACTTGAGAAGGCTGCTTAACGGAAGCCTTCGGTTCCGAATTTACTTGCTGCTCTACCTCTTCGGTTTCAACTTGAGCCTGTGCTTGAAATTTATTTGGAAATGAATTACGAAGTCGTGCATCCACTTCACTATAAAATTCATCATCTGAAGGATCAAATCCTTCGTCTTTTAACTGGGCATCAATAGCCAAAGCTGCAGCAGTCATTAGTTGGTCTTGTCCAAACCAAGAATTGTTCATCGCCCACTCAACTGCCTTTGGATCATAGTCTGCAGGATTAGGAGTTTGAACTTGTTGTCTAGCTTGTGCTTGAACAGGTTGTTCATTATTAGTTTCTAAACTTCTCTGATAATTTTCATATGTGTGTTTAGTATCAGAAAGTTTACTTAATTCAAATTCAGCTTTATTGAGTAGGCGTTGCGCCAATATAATCTCATCTGCTTCGCCACCCTCT